GGTGCAGAAATATTTTATGATTCTAATTCTAAAATTAATGCCATTGGTCAAGGCTTTTATATAGACGGTGACTATACTGATTTTATTAAGACTGTAGCTCATGCTGGCATGACAACGGAATTAACTGGCTATTTAGAATTATTAGCGGTAGAGCGAGTTACAATCGGAGTTTCTCCAACAATAGGCACTAATGCGTATGTCGGAGCAGTTGGATACAATGCCACTTCATATCAATAGGTTATAAACATGTTATATAAATTAGTTCAAGAGATAAATAACGTGCTTCCAATAGCTGGGGTATCAGAATCAAATGGTTCTACCTCCGTCATGTATGTTGATCAGCCAACAGAATTGCAACTGGAAGCAATAAATGAAATACTAAACAATTGGCCTTTAAAAAAACTTAAATCAGAAAAACTTAAACAATTAGATATAGTTTGGGCCGAAACTGTCAAAGCTGGCTGGACAACCCAAGCTGGATATAAACTTGGAATAGATATTCAAGATATTACATTATTAACCGGTGCATTCACATTAGCTAAAGAAGCCAACAATATTGGGCTTACTGATCCATCATATATAGTTGATACCGAAGGTAATTCTCATGGATTATCATTACCAGAATTTACTCAATTAATGTTACAATATGGTCAAGCCAGAGCAACCTTAAGCAATTCATACGCTACACTAAAACAATCTATTAATGAGTCTACGACACCAGAAGAACTAAACGCTATCAATTTAACAATATAGGTGACTTATGCCAGTAAATGTGCCAGAGAGCGTTTTTGCCAAATATTATGACGTAATAGATTCTACCTTCGATATTTTTGGCGTAATGTGCAAACTTGTGTCTACTAATAGAATAGAAGAAACTGTATATAATCCAAACAATAATATTCCAGAAAAAAATTCTATAAATGTTCATCGTCTGAATAATCCAGATTATGAGCGAGGCAATAAAATTATAAGAGAAGTAGAAGTACTTACAGAAATCAAATTAAAAGTTTATTGGAATCCAAAAGAGTGGATTAACGTTGCTGGTGATATACAAGTTCCAAATAATGTTATACAGACTATTGGTTTTATGAAAGACTTACCACAAATACTAAAAGCCAAAGCACTCATAGTTCACAAGGATATACAGGACTATAAAGAAATGAGATTTGAGAGAATGGGGGAGCATATACCAATGGGACTTAGGCAAAATAGGTATTTTTCTTGCCTTTGGAATAGAGTATGACGATAACATTGAAATTACTTGAGCCAGTTGATCAGATAGAAAATAATATACTATCTGCTTTGGCTACTCAATTTAATTCTTCAATGAAATCAAATGCTTCAAAAATTCTAAATAGTATTAAACTACTAATTCCATCTTGGATATCAAATCAACCCGAAATGCAATCCTTATTGTCTGGTAATACTCAGTCATTAGTAGGCCAGTTTGGTATAACAATCTCACCATCTACTATAGTTAATACTATAATAACATCTATTGTAAATTCATGCTCCGTATCAATAGTTCCATATAATAACAAACTCAAAAATGGCGGTATTGAAATAAATATTCAGCCCGATGATTTCTCTAATTTATTGAGTTTGCCACAAGGTCATTCCGTATATAGAGATGGAGATTTACATTGGCTAGATTGGTTACTCAACAAAGGTGATCAAGTTATAATAGTTGGATATGAATACAATCCCCAAACTGGTTTAGGCAGATCAAAACTTGGCAACATGAAATCTGGAGGATCATTCAGAGTTCCACCTGAGTTTTCTGGAACTTCAGATAATAATTTTGTTACTCGCTCTTTAGTTGGCTCATCTCAAGAAAAAGAAATAGCTAACATTCTTCAAAAAATATTAGGTACATAATGAACTATTTAAACCTAAAAGGATTTGATAGCGTATTTGATACTACGCTAAATAATGAATTACAAGACAACATAGTTGAATTCTTGGAGTGGTCGCTTTTAGAAAAAGGCAACTACATGAATGTCTCTTTAGGAGAATTATCTCCAGAGGGTATAGACTATAGTAAATTAAGATTATCTTCCAACCCGTCTTTTCCAAGTGGCAAAGCTTGGGAGGGATTTAGGAAAAACTGGATTTGGCAAAGCGGAGTTTCATATTCACCACCGCCAATTATTGGTACTAATAATGCTAAACCGGGAATTTCTGGAGTATACGTAAATAATACTTTTTATCCATCCAGTACTAGTGGAACATATGCTCATAAGGTTGATTATTTCAATGGGCGTATTATATTTAATAATTCTATTCCTACAAATAGCATAGTAAAAGCGGAATATAGTTATAGATATATCAATGTGGTATATGCTAATAGTTTACCTTGGTTGGCAGAAATTCAGTATTCATCCCTAAACTTGGGCGAAGACTTCAATAATCTCAATAAGGGTAAATATGATCTACCAACAGAAGCTAGAATCCAATTACCATCCATAGCTATTGAAATTGTTCCAAGACGCACAATGAAGGGTTATCAATTAGGAGGCGGTCAATGGGTAGATACTGACGTTTTATTCCACTGTTTAGCTGAAGATGAATATACTCGTAATAAATTAGTAGATATTATCTCATTACAAAACGATAAAACCATATATATGTTTGATAGTAACTCTATTGCCAGAAGTGGAGCATTTCCCCTAGATTATAACGGTTTTCCAGTGTCTGGAGCTTTACGATATCCAGATTTAATAGAAAACTACTATCGTGGAAACTTAAGATTGAAAAATTCTAACGTTCAGAACATGAAGTTAATAAATAGTAATTTTTACGCTGGCATTGTTAGGATGACCCTTGAAACAATCGAAACATCAGTATAATTTTAGTGTATAACTAACTAGAGCTTACCATCTTAAAATAGGAGAGAATTATGCCACTTTCAAATAATGCTAGAATTTTCTACGCTTGTCAGGCTGTAGCACTTGAGCCACTAAATTCTGTCACTGCTACTGGCGTGACAACACTTTCAACTGTAAATCCAACTAATTCGAATGCAAAACATAGTCAAGGTGTACAGATATTACACGGCGTTCAGAGCGTTGGCATCAACACAACATTCAATCTAGAACAAGTCTTTGAACTCGGTCAAATCCACATTTATGAAAATATTGAAGGCGTACCCGATATTGAAGTCACCTTAGAAAAGGTTCTTGATGGTTACCCCTTAATGTATCATGTGGCATCTACTGCTGTTCAAGCTGACAACTCGTTAACAACTCCAGCCGCTAAAGCAGCTCTTGTAGCAAGAACCAAACAGCGTTGCAATGCTATTTTAGGTATTTATTCTGATACAGTTTCTCATATTGGGGATGGTAATACAGCCACTAATGACACAGTAGAAGTTTTGATGAGTGGTATGTATATTAGTAGTATTGGATATACAATCCCTGTAGATGGCAATGCGACCGAATCTCTCACACTTGTTGGTAATCACAAGCAGTGGAATTTGACTCCAAGTAAGTTTAATCCAACTTTAGCTCGACAGTTAACTTCTGGCAATGCTCCTGCGGCTCCGTTTGAAGATGGGCCGGGTAATTTTAATAGTACAGCTTTTAGAGGCGGTGTACAAAGAAGAGAAAACGTTGCGTTAAATAAGTCTATTCTACCACAGTCAATCAACGGTGTTAGGCAGAATACTAGTCCCGGTAACGCTTGGTCAACTACACTAAATGTCACAGGCGTACCACTTGTGCATCTTCAGAATGTTAATATCAGTTGCTCTCTTAATAGAGAAAGTGTTCAAGAACTTGGAAGAAAAGCTCCATATACTCGTTATGCCAACTTCCCAGTAGAAGTTACTTGTGAAATTGAAGCAATAACAACTTCTGGAGACTTTGTTCAAGCTTTAGAAGAAGGTCTAAAGGCCAATCCGCCGGGAGATCCTAATGGTCAATTTAATGTTGGTCAAGCAAATTATGGCAACAATACTAAGAATGAAAGAATTAGAATTGTTTTACATGATGGAACCATAATAGACCTTGGTAGTAAAAATAGACTATCATCTATTAATTATACTGGCGGTGACGCTGGCGGTGGTAATGCTACTGTAACTTATAGTTATAGTACATATAACTCCCTAAGTGTTCTTCATCCAAATGATCCAGCAAATGTTGCAGCAACTGATTTTGGTGGATTTTTCTATAATGGTCAATAATCAATAGTATTTATTTTTAGGATTTTTAAGGAAACAAAATGAAACTCCCGCTTGTGAGAAAGCTGTATGAAGCATCATGAGCGGGAGTTTTTCGTTTCTATGATAAGGTCTGGCAAAGTATTCATAAGTCATAAGGATATAGATTTAGAAATATACCCACTAACACTTGATCAATCTTTCAAATCTTGCCAAGTATATCAGAAAGCCTACGATAAAGCATATTCTGAAGAAATAATGACAGAAGAGGATATGGATCAATGGATGATGGAAAATGAACTTTGGACACTGCACGATGATAAGAAGGAGGAAGGACTCAAAAAAGACATTGAAAGACTAAAAGTAGAAATCTACAACGCTAGAGATAATGCTATGCTAGCTAGTAATTTAAGAAAATATATACGGGCGGGCGAAGCTCAAATAACATCTCACCTAAATAAAAAGTATATATATCATCAAAATACTTGCGAAGGCATTGCTTCTTCTGAAAGGTTAGCTTGGATAATAAAAAATACGACATACTTCAATGGTAAGCTCTATAATTTTGAAGAATTGTCGTTGCAATACGTTGTAGATGAATGGCAGTCGCACTTTATTTCAGAAAGTAAATCTAGAGAATTAGCTAGAAATGACCCTTGGAAATCGTTATGGGTCACTAGAGAAAGTTCTGGCTTTACACTTTTTGCAAATCCGCCAAATACCGAATTAACTTATAACCAAAAGAATATTTTAATTTGGTCACAAATGTATGATAATATTCAAGAGTCTATGGAATGTCCAAACAAAGAAGTTATAGAAGATGACGATATGCTAGACGGTTGGTTTATTATTCAGCATAAGAAGAGAGAGAAGGACAGGGTAGAAAAAGAATTCGAAAATAGCACTAAAAACGAAAAAATTAAGAATGCACCAGAGGTATTTGTTGTTGCCAGCAAAGAAAAAGCAGAAAAAATTAATGATATGAATGACATGAATGCTAAGATGATAAAGCACCAAAGAAAACTCGCCCTTGATCGTTATGGATCTTTAGACGAGCAAAATCTACCGGATCAAAGAAGAAACATACAGGCCATGGCTAATAATCAAAACAGAGGAAAATAGGAGGATAAATATGGAACCAGACTATAAAAAGGTTAGAGAATCAAAATACAAAGCCGACTCAAAAGATAGGTTGTCCAAAATTCTTAAAAAGAAAATACAGACTACTATGATTGGTGCTTTGAGTACTTTAGAAGAAAATTTTAGTTTTTTGTGGACTAATGAATCTGGAGAACCCTTATCAAAAGATCAAGAAGTCATGAAGAGCTTATACAATAAAGTAAGGTCAGAAATACTTGACCGAGGAAATAATCAAGCAAGAAATATTGACGCAGAATTGGCTCAATATGAAGTTGAGTGGACAAGATATCAAATGAAAATACCCGTAATCAATCCTAATAACTAATAACTGGAGGAAACCATGTCGCAGGATAAGGAAAAGATCGTTGATGTTAAAACTACAAGAGATGGTAAAGAAGAAACAACTAAAATAGTTGTAAAACGCCCAAGTAGTTCAGTAATTTCTCAGGCGCAAAGAGTCGGAGCCAAAGCTTGGACTGATTGCGTTCGTGATGGGATTATGACTAAAAAGGAACTAGAAAAGTTTATGAAAGAACAAGGTATTTGGGACGAAGGCAAAGACGAAGAACAAAAGAAGGTAATTCAAGAGATTGCAAATCTTGAAAGAAGTCTATATGTGAGTGGAAATGCAGGGAAAAAGCTTAAGGCTTCTGAAGGCAAAAACATTGCTATTCAGATGAGAATTAAGAGAAATGAGCTTAGAGACTTAATTGCTGAGAAAATGAGCCTTGAGCAAAATACCGCAGAATCCATTTCTGATAACGTAAGATTTGACTACCTTGTTGCTAGTTGCACTTATTATGAAAATGGTCAGAAAGTGTATAATGATCTAGATGACTATAAGGAAAGATCTGATGATCAGATCGCTTTTAGCGCAGCTTCTAGTCTAGCATCCATGATGTATTCTGTAGATAAGGATTTTGAGGCCAAACTGCCAGAAAACAAATTCCTTAAAATGTTCCATTTTGTGGATGATAATCTAAGCTTGGTAAATGATAAGGGCGAAACAGTAGATACAGACGGTAAGAGAATAGATAAGCAAGGATATTGGCTTAATGATGAAGGCAAGAGAGTAGATAAAGATGGCAATGTTCTTGATGAAAATGGCAATTATGTCCCTACCGTAACATATGTAGACGACGAGGATAAAGAAGTAAAAGTAGAAGAAACAGAAAAACCCGCTAAGAAAAAGAAGTCAACAGCAACGGATAGTGAATGAGATAGAGTTGTGTGGCATCAGTAAAGGAGAATTATGTCCAAATTCGTACTGACCGCACAATTACAGCTACAAGCCCCGAATAATGTTAAGCAAGTTGTACAACAAATACAAACCCAGTTAAATGGCGTTAGTGTTAACATACAAGTCCAGAATGCTGGACAAGCTCAAAAACAAATTCAGCAAGTAGCTCAAGCAACTAATCAAGCAACAACAGCAGCAGAACGCATGGGTAAAGCATTTGCTCTATCTATTAGGCGTTTTGCTGCCTTTTCTATTGCCACGCGGGCGGTTGGCTTATTCACCAGTACTCTTGGTGATGCTGTTCAAGCATCCATTGACTTTGAGAGGCAATTGATTAAAGTCTCTCAGGTCACTGGAAAAAGCATAGGTCAGCTTCGTGGACTAACTAAGCAAATTACTGATTTGTCTACTGGATTTGGTGTTGCATCTTCTGATTTACTTAATGTTTCTACAATTTTAGCACAAGCCGGTTTAAGTGCTGAAGACACATCGGCAGCATTAAGAACGTTAGCAAAAGCTGCTCTTGCCCCTAACTTTGATAGCATAACAGAAACGGCAGAAGGTGCTATTGCTATCTTAGCACAATTTGGTCAAGGCGTTGGAGCATTAGAAAAGCAGCTTGGTTCTATTAACGCTGTAGCCGGTGCATTCGCCGTAGAAGCCAGTGACTTAATTGACGTTGTTCGTAGAACGGGTGGTGTATTCAAATCTTCTGGTGGTAATCTTAATGAACTTTTAGCACTATTTACTAGCGTAAGAGCCACAACCCGAGAGAGTGCTGAAAGTATTGGTACTGGCTTACGTACAATCTTCACACGTATCCAGCGACCAAAGACCATTGAATACTTAAAACAGTTTGGTGTTGAACTAACAGACTTAGATGGTAAGTTTGTTGGCCCATACGAAGCCATTAAAAGGCTAAGTGAGGCATTAGCTGGACTTGGCGATGGTGATGTTACATTTATTAGAATTGCTGAAGAGCTTGGTGGATTCCGACAAATTGGTAAAGTTCTTCCACTATTACAGCAATTCTCTACTGCTCAGTCTGCGCTTAATGTCGCAATGAAAGCGGGCGATTCTTTAACTCAAGATGCTGCATCGGCACAGGCGGCACTTGCTGTTAGAATTATGAAAGTCAAAGAAGAATTTTTGGCATTAATTCGTAGTATTACTGAAACTTCTACTTTTCAGATAATGGCAAATACTGCGCTATCATTAGCTTCAGCTTTAATCAAAATTGGAGATTCTATTAAACCACTACTACCAATGCTTGCTGCTTTAGCAACTTTTAGATTAGCTAAAGGATTGGGTGGTTTTTTTGGTGGCATGATGAGTGGTGCTGCTTCTGGACGAACTTATAATAAAGGTGGTAAAGTTCTTGGGTTTGCTAGAGGTGGTTTAGTTCCCGGTACTGGGAACGGAGATACTGTTCCTGCGATGTTAGCTCCCGGTGAATTTGTTATACGCAAAAGTAGCGTCAACAAGATGGGTGCTGGAAGACTAGCAGCGATGAATGAAAATCGATATGCGGCTGGTGGAATCACAAAAGCAAAACAAATGGGCATGTCTACGGCTGATGTTTTATCATCCTCTCGCGCTTCCATTAAATCTCCTAGATTTTCAAGAGAATCTTCTGTTGGTATAGCCACTACTTCTTATCTACCGCAACCTGCTTCTTCTAATATTTCTATCGATAGAGATTCTGATGTTATTAATCAAGTTATAGGAGGCGTTGGATATAGTTTATCTTCTAAATTTGGTCCAAAAAATTCTTTAGAGGCAATACAAAGTTTATTCAAGGGTAAGAAAAATTTTGCATTTGGAGCTACCATAGAGGGTGTTGGCAGAGATGAAGAATCTCAATTTGCTAATATAATTAATCAATCTATTTCAACAGCTATTGACACATCTGCAAATAGATTCGCTACAGAGGTAATGAAAACATCACCACCCGGATCGGTGAAAAAATTATCATCTTTTTATAATACTTTAGACCAAGGTTTTCGTGGTCAATTATTTGAAAATACTATTTCAGCATTAGCTGGCAAACCCCTATCTGGACAAGATTCAAGAAGACCATTTGACTTCACAAGAGGTATTGGCAAGTTTAGAAGTATCTATGGTAATCTTGGCATGGATTATATAGATGCTAAAATTACAAAATCATCAGCTGGTTTAGGAACAACAGGTTTATTGACTAGTCCCGGTGAGGACGCTTTAAAATCTAAAGTCTCTGGTCAACTTGCCCTAGAAAGTTTGCCATTCATTCAATCTATTATTGGATCTGCTAAAAAAAGATATTTTGGTGGACTTATCCAAAAGTTTGCAGAAGGTGGTGAAGTATTAGAAAGAGGAACACAAAAATATTTAATCTCCGACGTTGTTAAGGGGATGAGAGAATTACAGGGCAATTCAGCATTAAGCGAGAAAGACGCTATTGCTTTATTTAACTCCAAAGATGCCCGTGGAGATTTTATTTATACTAACTTTGGTGGACCGGGAAGTGTAAAACTACCAAAGTGGATGGGAACTTATAGGCCACAATCGGCAGCTTATGGGGCATTTCAGAAAGCCCAAGCCGATAAACAAAATAGAATATCTGATGCAATGAGAAGGCAGGGCAAATCTATGCGAGATTATGAAACTCGCCGTGAATTTGCTACCGGCGGTGGAGTTGGTACTGATACCGTTCCCGCCCTATTAACTCCCGGTGAGTTTGTTGTTAATCGTAAGTCTGCACAGCGTATTGGTTATGGTTCGTTAAATAGGATGAACAAGGTTGGAAAATATGCGAATGGTGGAGTTGTTCAACACTTTGCGGCTGGATCTTCTGGTTCTGGAGTTAAAGCCCCCGGCGACTTAGCCGCTAGTGGAGCAAGAGTTACAGATGCAATAATGGGCAAATTAAGTCCTAAAGATGCAGCTTTAGTCAAAGATTCGATGAAAAAGAATTCTGACACATTTGATAAACTTACTAAAGAGATGCAGGACTTACTCTTTATGGAAGAAGAAGTAACAGCTGCATATAAAGCATTAGCTAGAGCTTTAAAATCTGGAGTATCAGCAGAAGAAGCTCATCGTCAAGCATTAGCTGCCGCTGATGCGCAATTAAATGCTGGCAAAGGTGGAACAGGAATACCAGCTAGTAGTAGCGGCGTTTTAAGAGAAGCATCAATGACGGCAGAAGCAGAGGATGCAAAGGCAAGAACAAAGGTTGGACAATATAAAAGCGAAACAGGACCGTTAGGTAGAACTTTTGCTACTGAACAGGAAAAAAATGTAGCACTTCTTGAAAATAAAGCTAAAAAAGGACAAGTAACGGCAGAAGACCTTGGCAAAGGTCTAGGTGATGGTTTAAGTCAATCTCAAGCAAAAGCAATTGCCGCAACAAATGCCCAAGCAATAGCATCTCAAAAAGCTGCTCAGTCTAATATGACAGAAGCTGCCGCTTCAGATAAAGCAGCAAAAGCTGATGCAGCAGAAGCTGTAAGTAGTTCTAAAGCTTCTGGTATGGATTTTGGCAATGTAGCAATGGGACTTTCTATGGTTAGTGGAACAATTCAGTCTATGCTGCCACCATTAGATGAAAATGCTAGCTTACTTACACAAATGTCTCATGGTGTTCTTGGAGTTATAACAACTATAACTGGTTTAGCTTTTGCTGCATCTGCATTTGGTATTACTTTGAATGCTTCTACAGTTGCTTCTATGGCATCCACAGCGGCTAGTTTTTTGATGGGTACTGCCGGTGCCGCTGCTAGCACAGCAACATTAACATTAGCTGGTTCTGCTACATTAGCTGCTGCTGGAACTACTGGATTTGCTGCGGCAGCATTTACGGCTGCGGCAGGATTATTGACGGCGATGGCACCATTTATAGCTGCCGCCGTTGCTGTTGCTGGACCATTATTGTTAATAGTTGGCATTGCATACGCTGTAACTAAAGCGTTTAATTTTATGATTGGTGCTTTTTATGATAAGTCTAAAGAATTAAAGAAAGCGACAGAAGAAGGTAAAGTACAAGAAGCTTCTAAATTAGCTGGACAACAATATGATTTAGAAGCTGCTAATAGCACTAGAGCTTTATATGGTACAATGGGTGCTGGTATTGGTGCATTTTTTGGTGGTCCATTTGGAGCATTAATTGGTGCAGCTATAGGAAATCTTGGAGGAACGTTACTGGCTTATATTGCACCCGATTTTACAGAAGGTATCAATGTTTTATTTGGTGGAAATACTAGAGCTAGTGCTGTTGCATTAGCCGCAGCCCAAGCTGGAGCAGTTAAGACTCAAAAATCCTTAGATGAAGCTCAAAAAATAGCTGCTAAAGCTATGGATGATTTTAAAAATGGAACCATATCTGCTTCTGATGCTCTAGCAAAGATTAGAGCTAAAAGTGGTGAAGCGGCATCTCAAGTGGGAAGAGCAGCTTCACTTGCAAAAGAAAATAGTAAAAATAGATCTACTGGGGCATTGAGCTATGGTCGAGAAACTATGGCCTATTTAAGTTTAGGTTATGTTGACTCGGCAAAAGAAAGAAATGATAAGTTAAGCACTCAAAATGTAGAACAAATTAATAATGCATCCAAACAACAACAAGAAGCTTTTAATGTTGAAAGTCCTGCTAGGCAAGCTGCTATTAGATCTGGCTTAGCGAGGGGTGGCAATGCAAAAGATATCAGAACACAAGCGATGGGTAGTCTTCGAAGTCAGCGAGAAGAAGCTTTAAAAACCGCTCAATCTGCTGCAAAATCTGGAGATGATACAACTTATGATGCTGCTATAGCTCAAGCCAAGCAAATAGCTGATCAAATGGAGCAAGTAGATAAAGAAATAGAGAATATTGAGAAAGAGGTTAAGCGTCAAAAAGAATTGTATAATGCTATGAATCTTGGTTTGCGTTCTGCGGTTGCGACTGCTACCGCATTATCAGCTAACATGAATAATTTTTCTGCCGGTCTAGAGGTTGGTGGATCAGCATTCGTAAATGATGTTGAATTTTTACAGCAAGCTATGAGTAGTTCTGCTCAAGCTATGGACCCCGCAGAAATTCAGAATGCTGTTAAGGGTGTATCAGATAATCTTAGACAGTTTGGATCTTCTGAGCAGTATATTAAGAAATTTGAAGGTAATGTTGCCGCATTTACTCAAGCTCAAGCCGGTTATAACACAGCTTTCAATAATATTAAGAAGTCAATGTCTGATGCCGATTTTAAGAATTTAAGTCCAGACGATCTAAAAAAGAAATTTGCAGAAGAATTAACTAAGGGTATGGGTCCAGATGTTTCCGAAGATGCCAAAAAGAATCTAAAATCAGTTATTGAAGGAATGGAATTAGATACCGGAGAAGTAGATAAAATACTTGCTGGAGATTTAAGCGTATTTGGAGATAAACTATCTGAATCTCAAAAGAAAATGCTTGAAGATGTTCAGAAAATTGCTGCCGAAAGAGCAAAAGCTGAACAAGTATTAATTGACTTTACTAAGAAGAGAATTGATGCTGAAAGAAATCTAGTTCAAGCACAGCAAGAAGCTCTTGACTTGACTATGGAGGGTCGTGAAATTCAAGGTAAATATGGTGGCAAAGCCGTTACCGGACAAGAAAGAAGAAACAACTTATTAGCCAAGTCTAATGCCGAAAGCGGTAGGCTAGGTCTAACAAATATGAGAACTGGCAGCATAGGAGAGTTAAGACAAAGAAATACTGAAATTAAGAATAGTTTTGCCGCTATAGAAGCCAAAAGAAGTCAAAAGGGTGGAATGTCAGGAAAATCTGGCGTAGAAGCTGATGAAACTCAAAAAGACTTACAGAAAGCCTATAAGACACAAATTGATACAATAAGAGGATTAATCAAACTAGAAGAAGAGCAGCTTAAAATTACTCAAGAGAAAAACAAGCTTGAAAAAGATTCTATGGAGTCTTTAATCAAGGGAGATGTTGAAGATTTCTTTAAGAAACAATCTGCTGTTGGTGCTACTGCCGCTATAGCAAGCGGAGATAGTAGATTACAAAACTTTTATGGTGCTGATGCTCTTGGGATGGCATATCAAGATATTCAACGTCAACAAGATGCTGGCGTCCAAGAATTATATGGTCAACAACTCGCTGGCCCCGGCGGTTTAACAGAAGCTGCCGCTGGTTCTGCTCTATCAGCAAGAGGTGTAACTGATATGAGAGCAGCACAAGTAATGGCTGGAACAACAGCCGAAGAAGAAGCTAGTAAATCAAGGCTTCGTGAGCTAGGCGGAATGTTAGGAGAAACTGGACAAGTTGGAACAGAAATAGCAGAAATGCAAGTAAAAACATCCGTTGTTAATTTAACAGCAGCACAAGTTACATTTGACAAAACTATGGAAAGGGGCAATGAAAAAGCTAAAGAAGCTCAAGCAATAGAAAATCAACGAGCAATGTCTAGGGGTGGCGTTGTATATGCAAGTCGTGGTATATTTGTACCCAGAGGGACTGACACTGTTCCAGCCATGTTAACACCGGGTGAATTTGTAGTTAATAGAGGCGCAGTCCAACGTGGTAATAATTTACAACTGCTACACGCAATGAATAACAATAACAGCGTAGGGGCTGTTAGCTCAGATGGTAGTGCCGTTGGTATGGCAAGAGGTGGTAGGGTTCAATACTTTTCTGAAGGTGGACAAGCTGGCGGTGGCGGATTCTTCTCTGGAATGTTTGATGGATTATCAAAGTTCGCTACCACGTTTGGTGCTGAAATATCTTCAGCCGTAGAAAAACTTAAAGGAATTAATATAAGTATTAAATTAGACTCTACAAATGTCAATGTTAACTTAAATGATGGAGGGTTATTAAAAGCCCTTACTGGCGAAGTTCAAACAAAGATATTTGAGTCTATAGAGTCACAGTTTAGAGTAGTAGAGGGTGGAAAACTAAAAAGAGATAGTAAGGTCTTAGGAAATAGATAATGACTTGTTCTTCATGCGTTATAAATACTAATACTGTATTGCTTTCAGATAGTAAATTATCTGCTAAGATTTCCTCTGTTAGCAATGGTGCGTCATCAAGAATTTCATCCACATCTGCATTAAGAGAAAATGTTAGTGTATACCGAAATTTTTCAGCGAGACTATCATCTGTATGTTCTATCGCTCCGAAAGAAAATGTAGATTTTTCTCTAAAAAAAGATCTATCTCAATCAGCTGTTGGAAATATATCATCTTACACTTCAGCACTTCTAGCTATTAATCAAAAACTATTTGGATCTGGAAGTCTTAAGACAAAGAAACCAGACAAGTTCGCTGGATATAAACCCAGCTTTAGGGCTTCTGAAAAACTATATCCAATTCAAGATATATCTTTCAAAAGCAAACCATCAAATCAAAATATAACTGTATATAAAATTGAGAATAATATTATAAGATCTACTGCGATTTACTCTAGTATAGATGACGGGGTTTTCACTCAAGACTATGTGGACAATGGAAAAGTTGGCTCTATTATATCAGATGATTCACAATCTTTTGGCTTTACTTATAGAGTTTTTGCTAGCGGGGATATAGAATATAAATTTGCTGTTACAACACCTCTTTCTGTCGCAAAGTTAAGTTATTTAGCAGTTAGGGCTTCAGCACCTTTCAGTAGCTATATCAACAAAAAGCCAGAACAGTATAGGCTATATGATATAAAGTTTGAAGACCCAAATGGAAAATTGATAATTCAATATGAAGACATTCTTATTCGCGGAGAGGGTGAGTCACAATTTACCACTTATATATCTAAACCTCTAATAAATAATTTGTTATTACCAACTTGGGACGCAAATTATCCATCAATGGATATTTCTGGACCATATACACTAAGAACTAGTTTTGCATATGATTGTAGTTCTTCTCCATTTAATGTCAATTTTGATTCTGGATATGAACAAACATGTATAATTAATTCAAATGTTTTAAATCCAAATCCATTTATTGGTTTAAATATCTCTGCCTTAGAAATTGGCAATAGTGGCGGGGTTGGTATACAGAAAGATAATTATCTAAACTTTTTCACCCAAGTAAGATCAAAGTCTGAGCGTACTAAAAAAATAGTATTGCCTAACCAATTATTACTTACTGACTTCAATAATAAGATATATCCAGAAGCCAGCAGCGTGTGGAGAACCCCAGATGGCATTTATACAAATACCACCGATTTACAATCTAATGCATTGCTTCAAAAAGTACAAAGCACTAATGTAGATTATGGAGATTATATTAATCTTATTTATTCTACCCCTAGTATCGATAGTGGAAGACTAGTTTTGAGATTTGGAACCAATCGGGATAGGATGAATACCTATACTGATGGAGCATTCAACTTTGGCGGGAATAAAAGTTTTAATGATGCTATACTTTCAGAATATCAATATGAAGATTATTTTGATGTAGACTACGTTGAACTTAAAGTAATAGCTAAGAAAAATGCAAATAGTCCCGATTACCCAATAGACGTTGTAGGCTATAGTGATGATAAATTATTGTATGGCACTTCCCCAATTGGTGGATTTTTACAGAATGGTGGTACACTAGGATTTAATGAAAACAATGTGCCAAATGTATCTGGATATAATACCTTTAACTTTGGTATGTCTAATAGCTCCCTATCTGATCAATCCGAATACTTTAGCAATGACATATCCCCACTTGGTGATCACTATATAATTAACAACTCGGTTGTTGTAAACAGCACAAGCTTTAAAGAGTATATAGTACCACTAGAGATTTATTCTGATCCAAGAAAGCTAGGAAATACCAGATATTCTCTTAGTCCATATTTTGAAAATTTATATGTAGACATTTGCCCAATACCAAGCGGGGCTTCCATTGCGCATGTTAGTTTGATTTTGTACTATAAGCCCGCCAATGCTCTTTCAATGCATACTCTTGGTAGTCCATCTGATAAAAATGCTACTAGAAAAAATATAACACTATTACCATCTTTAAGTGGAACTATTAGTAATCCTAATCTTTCTGGTGGTTCTATAGTTGGATTTACTAATCCATCTAATTTAAACACAAATTATTCAAGAAGATGGAGGGGAAACACTGGAGAAATAATAATAGGTGGTGATTTTAAGAAGATGGAATTTGATTTCTCGTTTAATCATAAGCAAGCAAATAGTCCCTTCTTGAACACTTATATTGATTTTAATAACAAGGTTACCGATAGTAATATATACTCTGACGATGGTGCTTTGGTAGCTCAACTATCTAATGGCAATGTATCAAGCCATTTACTGTCTAATGTTGGCTGGAGATATTCTTCAGAGCAGCTATTTGGTAGCGTAAGTACTCCATATAAATCAATCAAATGGGCTAACAATATCGATGACACCTTTGATAAAGCCTTAAGATTATCTGGATCTTCAAGATATTTAAAAGTTTTTTCTACTCCATCCAACAATTCATTTTGTATCTTTTTAAGATTTACTCCAGATTATGCAACAAGTTTTCAAACAAAGAACTTACTAGAAGTAGTTTCTCCATCAAATTTAGCCTCCCCCAAGCTAGTACTATCATATAATAGTGGATCTGATTTGAGACTTGCTACTAATAGTGCTATTATAAATGCAACATCATTTTTTAATCAAAAGTTTCCATTGTCTTTATTAATTACATATAATGACGATGGAACAAATAGATTAAAGATGTATATTAATAATTCATCAGATGTATATATATCGACACAAGTAAATAACCTTTTTGCTGGCGATGAAATAATTACTGTAGGAAATTCTATGCCTAGTACCTTCCTTGATCTTCCTATTTTCTTGCATGAATTTGGAATTTCAAAAGATAGTTGCAATATAGTAGAGTCTAATCCAGATAGATCTAAAAATCAAATTTCTGTATCTGAATTTTTTGATTCATATAATGTTCCCGCCTCCTATATTGATGATGATATATCTCAGTGGAAATTAGGAGCTTTTAAGGTTTGTCAATTCTCACCAGATTTCGATTTTTTTACTAAAAGAATTGGTAAGGACTTTATAACATTCAACTTGAGTCATAACGGATCTGGATATTATCAAACAACAAATCTTACTTTACCAAACAATATAAATCTATCCGGGGTAGCTTATCACACTCAAATTGAAAATGACTTTTTGAGATTTGATCTATCAGATATACCACAAGTTGATCAAGATAGATTCTTTGCTATTTCTCCTAGAATATCTAAAAATTTGCCCAAGGGATATAATTTTTATGATCAAGCACTATGTGTTGATACTATCTTAGAGCATGATACATACAATAATATCATGTGGTCAAATGGAAAAGTTGGCCCCAAATTCATCGTCAGTTTATATGCTAAAACTCAAGACTCACTTGAAAGACCAAGTAAACAATTTGGACTAGTAAATAGATCAATACATCACTTAGAACCTTCTGGGTGTGTAAGGAAAATTACTAGTAAATTTACATTCGATGACATTTTAGATACGTCTGAACCTTGGGCTTCTTTTGATGTTGAGTCTTATTCAAAAGAATTTAAAGAAAAATATTTTCTTAATGATATAAATCAGATGTTTTTACAATATGATTTGGTTTATCCTTCTGGTGAACAATTCTCATCTAAAATTAAAATTCATAGTTCTAACATAAGATCAGATAATGCAATATATTTAAGCGCAACAAAAGATGACACAATGCCTTTATATGTAAGTGGATCACCATACCAGTTTGCATTTTTAAACCTTTTTGCCCCAGAAAATGGTACATCTATTAATGGTGGATATTTTAATTTGTATGCCAATTCAAACCCACCAGTACAAATACATGAGAGCGGACTAAAACTTTTTGTTGATAGTAGTGGATATTTTGTTAATCCAGAAATCTGCAACTTGTATACTATAGCAAATGGATCTCTTGATACATCCCAACAAACATTTTCTAGCATGTTTGGATCAAGTCCAATTAATGGCTTAAATTTATTTGTTAGTGGAAAATTCATTAGAGAAGATGTGATGCCGCTTCATGCAATAGGAAGCGGCTATTATGCAGACAATTCATTAAATTGTATGACATTTGGACCGGTGGGATCAGAATTTATAAATGAACAACTACCAATGAGGGTGCGTGGAATAAGTCAGTCTTTTAATGCCTACCCCTCTTCAGTAATGTCACTCCATACATTTAATGATCAACAGATTATTAATAATTCTAGTTCATCTTTTAATCTGTTTTTATCAGCTTTTAATGCTACAATATTTGATACTTCCGGCAATTTACCGCTAATTACTCTAAATTATCCAATATCGGACTCATTAGCATCTAAAAGTGCCACAATCACATGGGACAGTAATAATGTCGGTCAGGGTATAACATCTGTAGATAATGTCTATGCTTATGTTGATGCGGATGATAACATAAGAGGAGTCAATTTGGCCTGTTACGGAGACTGCAACACATGAATCGTTGTACAGAAGCTATAGTGGATATTCACGGCATTAGGTGGTATTATCCAGAAATTTGTGTAGACGGTGGCGTATTTAGAGCTAAAAATACATATACCAACTTGACATTTCCAAGCGGTTCATTTAAGCATACTCTCACTTCTGTCAATTATATAAGTACAGAAGATGGATTATCTGTTTCTACAGAAGATAACAATCCTATTCGTACTGAATTACTTGATGTAAGTTACAACCCCATGCCATATAGTGGTCATTTCTATGGGATTAGAAAATATACAGGACTAGCCCCAAATTTGCCATATACAATTAACATAACGGGCAAGTCTGGATCATCTAGCGCAATAAATATTCCAACAGAAATTATAGAGATGGAATATAACAAAAATGAAAATTATGGAATTACTAATGACTATGCCGGTTTTAGATTAGCTGATAATATTGAGAGTAGTGGACAGTTTGGTAAATCAATAGCTTCTAAAAGTGATTTACTAGCCATTGGGTGTCCCAAGTTATCTATAACATCGCAAAATATAACTTACAAAGACGCTGGTTCTGTTTTCTTATATAGAAGAAATCCTAGACCTTTTACTATTGATTGGCCAATAAACAATTATAAATCTGATTGGGTTTTAGAAACACAGCTTACTCTTCCGTCTGGATTCATTGGAGATTATTACAAAAAAGAAGAAGTGGGGATTGGTGGATTATCATCAGATTTTAAAGGTATCAGAACTTCATGGTTTGTTGGACAAAACGGAAGGCAATTCGGACATTCTTTAGATCTATCAGTAAATAATAGCAGAAAATCACTTGGCGAAAATAAGCAAGAAATTCTTGTTGTTGGCGGCGTTGGTGCTAAATGGGATAGAACCTTTGAGGAAATACCAATATCTGGAGTGTCCGTTGGATTATTTATTTTTACTGATGAATTTGAAAGTGTTATTCCAGCACCAGTGCCTGATAATCCATTAAGAAAAATAACATATCAAGATATACTATTACATATATATGGTAAAGATGAGGTATTTTATTATTTTTCTGACCCAAGGGTGAAATTTGATGTTAAAATAATGATTTGTGTGCCAACGCTAGGATTAGATGCAGACGATCCAGTATTCCCCGACAAACCAGATTTCATAACTTTAAAACGTATAAGTAAAAACTATGGTTATCCGGTATCAGAAGAATCTATTTCTGGTACTTTAGATGGTATAAGATCAGCTTTTTTAGAGGCTTTTCCATATTCGAACAATTTGAACAGTGGTATTCCTCCGATGATAGGAATGTGTATTGATGGCAGTCTTTCCATGGGCGGTAGAGAAGCTTTAGAGCCAGCGATTGATAGATTTATTGATTTTTACAAAAGTTATAGTTTTGCCAGTGGCCTTAAGGATTTTTATAATGTTCCATCATCTGGCTTTGTTTATGAAATAATATCCGAAAACTCTGATAGCAACTGGATTAATATGTCTAAGTCTATCTTAAATGAGGTATTAGATACTGGCAATTTATTCAAAAATGATCAAGTAAGATTTTTTTCCAACAGTGTTGGAACATTCAATGGAAATGATAAAGATTTCAACATTCCTCCAGATAGTGGCGGTAAAGTATTCATCTTTGAAAAAGAGAGTGGATGCTGGAATTTAATACAAGCCATAAATTCACCAAATGTAACCCGTGAATATAATGATAGATTTGGTCATGATGTTGCAATTAGTGATAATGGCGAAGTTATTGTTATAGGATCACCTTATATCAATCAAGCTGTTATGGCCTATGAAAGAAATTATGCGGCTAGAGATATGTTCTATTATGGGCTTCCAGCGTGGATACAATCCAATCGTTCAGAAAAATATGCAATACCATTAGAAAAATATTACAAATCACCTTCCAGATTAGATGATATAAAAGCTCTTTATTTATCTATAGATCAAGATGATAAATTTCAATCTAGACTAGATATGGGGATAGAAGAATATCAAAATATATATACATATGAACATAGCTCAATGCAACCGGTAGGATCATGGTCATTCATAGCCGCTGAACATGCTCCAACACCCAGACTTGGTTATAGTGTGGCTACTAATGAGGATGGTAGTGTTATTGTAGCTGGTGCGCCAACCGATAGTTTAAATTTTTACAACGATGCAGATGTATATTATGCATATAACTCTAGCTTCAAAGGTAAATATTATGGAACTGGATATGTTGATCCAAGTGGACTTATAACTGGTCCAGTAAACTCATCGTGGTCTTCTAGTTTATATGCTGGATCTGCTCATGTATTTGAATCTAGAAAATATTATCCACATAATCGCGCTATTGAGTACGGTAGATTTGGAAACCTACATGAAAATATTAGCAATAACACAGCCGACTCTGGACATTTTCATTATATATCACAAATTTTTTCTGATAAAAACTTTACTAAGACTGATTTTGATAACTCTGAAATTCCGAATGATGCGGGTTTAGTTTTTATTATTACCCCAGCAGTAAATGCGTTGAGTGATGAAGTTGTAAATAATATCAAGAATTGGTTAGCACTTGGTGATAGAAATTTAGTTCTTGTGGCAAATGATCCTATATGGGAAGCAAGTGGGATTTACGGTAAGTCTAATGAAATTTTAAATAATTTGTTGGACAGGCTTCAGTCTAGGATGAGGATAGTTCCAGCAAGAAATCACTATGAATCGCTGCCAAGTGGATATACATCATTCAACAATATTGTTCCATCAGTTATTCCACAGGGATCTACATATACTTATGTTAATAGATCACCAGCAAGGGCGAGCGGCGTTGCAGATATAAAAGTATTTTTTAGTTATGATGAGCAAATGTCTTGCAAACCAGTTCCGGGTTGTAGTTTAGAATTGGAGTCGCAGCAAATTCAAACACGATGCGAAATGCCACTAAGAAATTATGGAGATTTAAGAGCATCTTGGAATGAGTTGTGCTGTAAATCAACACCAAATGGTACATTGGTTCCAGTTATATATTCTCATAATTGGCCTCTTATTTTTGGTTCTTATACGCCAGACTGTGATGACGTAGCTTTTGAATCTAAACCAACAAAAAATCAAGAGCCAATTCCAATACTAGTCGCCGCAGAAAAAGTAAGACAAGAAATTATATATCCAGCAGTACCGGCATCTTCGGGATATGAAATTATATATGAAGATATTTCTTCTAACTCTATCATACATGAATTTGGTAGTCCAGATGATGGTGCTGAAACTAGTTTTTCTTATGGTCTAAATAGTCAAGAAGGGATTGACTATAATTCTATAGAGTACAATATAACTAATAGGCAAAATACTGAATTATTCTATAAACCATTAGATGATCTTGGTGGATTATTGCAAGCTAAAGGTATTGCAAAGATAGATGTAGTTCCATATTTATACAAAGAGCAAATCTCAGATAGGGGCTATTTTGCTGTAGAATATTCTTACAAGAAACAAACATCTTCTAAGATAGATATTATAGCAAATTTTGAAATTGAATCTAAGTTTGCAGAGGGTGCTGGAGATGCCAATATTTTGTTTTATCAAAATTTAGCATCATCTTCTGAGACTAGGTTCAAAGAATCTAAGATAGCTCAATTGAATTGGAATGGTAGGCAATTTTTCTCTGATGCATACCCATATTCTCAGGCAAAAGGTGCTTTACAAATTGGAAATAATCTTGAACAAAATGTATCTGTATTAAATAGCACATACAATGTAGCTTTTCTTCCGGGCATCAATGGGCAACCATCAAGTGACAATATGCAAAATTTAACTGAATGGTTATCATTTGGGAATAAACGCTTGATTATAACGTGTGAAAATACTCTGTCTAGCATAAAAGAAGCCCAAAAGCTATGTGAAACTTTAGAAATAAATTTAGAGTTACTTACCAATTATTACAACGATAATATTTCTGTCGGTTTTGGATCTTTAACCATAAATCAAAATCACAGAATTGGTGGTAATAATTTTACAAATGTAAGAACGATTTTTAGAAATATCGAAGATCCAAACCCCAAATTAATTACGAGTTTATCATCATTTAATTGTGGCGGTCTTTCGTTTTATGCATTTAAGCTTAATGAAAATGCTATCCCTTTAGCATATCTTGACAGTCCAATTTATGATTACATTCCTAAAGAATATAACAATAATAATTGGGATGTTAATGCCGGTATAGTAAAATTAAATGTTCCAGTTTTACCGGGATCGGGATATAGATTATTTATCAACTCTGAAGCTCTAGATACTTCAGAAACAGTAAATTTAACAATAGATGTAGAAAATGCTTCTTTGTTCCCAAAGATGCCGTATCCAGATTTATCATCCGCATTTATACCAGAGCTAGATAGTAATAGAGAAACATTCGACTCCAAAAATATTACTACCTCATTTTATAGTTTGAAATGTAACTCTCCAATTTTTAAAGATATTCAAGTTGGTGATACTAATAATATTAACATTTATATTTCATGTGTGTCACCTAGACTGAAAAGTGATTATGTTCCAAAGAGCGTAAGATTATTAGGTATATCTGGCGTACCAATTCCAGTATATGAAAAAATTACTACATCCACTGTTCAAATACCAGTTGGAGGATTTCTTTATAGAATATCTGACCCAATAGATGAAAGTAGAGAGATAATAGATGTTGTTAGAACAATAAGTACAGATAATACAAAATACTGTAAATCTGGATGTGAGTTTTTAGGTAATCAATTAATAGAAGATGGTCCAGTAGTAGCGGCCCAAGAGCTAGAAATATTTTCATCTTTTGAAGCCGGATTTGCAAGATCAAGAGTCACTGTAATAACAGATTCTAGTATTGTGCAGGGTAGATATTTAATTGATGAAAATGAAACAATAGTAAAGAGTACTTACGATTTTATTAGAAGTTTGTATCCAGAGACTTATTTTTTCTCAGAAAGATCTGGAAGACAAGTTGATGTCTATAATAAACTTATATCTCCAGAACGCGGAAGCCCAACTAAATATCATTCCCGAGCAACAAATCTTGGATTAAATAAGAATTTTGGTAATTTTATTAATGCTCCTTCTGCGCCTATAAATGGTAATGAATCAAAATATATTCCTAAATATGTTACTAGACCCAAACTTCCTTGGGAAGATGAAATAGATCCTAAGAAAGTAGAAGAAATTAAAAATCAATTTATAAGTGGATTTTTACCACAACAATTTCAACACTCTGCTGTATCAAGAATAAGTGGTATTATAGATGGGGTTTCTTACTCTGATGCTACTGTAATAGGTGGAGTTCCTCAAATCTTGAAAGACAAAGGTTATGATTATCTTGATCTTGATAAATTTCCATCTGGATACCCCGGAGATTTATTTGGATATTCCATTGCCGTAAAAGGAAAAAAGATTTTAGTTGGCTCCCCATTTTCTGCATTTAATTCAGAAACAATAACACCGTGGAGTAATAATGTTTCATTACGTTTAGGATCAGATGGTGGTGCTGGTGCTGTTTATATGTTTGAAAAGTCTTCTGATAGTAAATGGGTTAATTCTAATAAATTTAGACCACAATCACTCATGGGACAGTTAAGTGGAGTAGGAATTTATTCTGACCAGTTTGGCCATTCGGTAGATATACAGAATGATGTTATAGTGGTTGGCTCACCTAATCACAGTTATGGAAATTACTATGATTTTATTTATAACAATGGATCATTTTCTAGAAAGAACTTTAATCCACAATTTGATATTCCAGACTTGAAAGTTTATGATCTTGGATATTCTGGAGTTAGAAATAGCTTGAATGTAAATAATGCTTATAATAAAAACGCTGGAGCAGTTTACGTTTATGAGAATAAGATTACAGATTGGGAAAATAAAAAACAATCTTGGACTCTTGTAGAAAAACTTGTATCTAATCCATCTAATCCAAACGTAGCAAAATACTTTAATGGAAGTGGAGAGAGATTTGGAAATAATGTATATATTACTAGGCCATACAGAACTGATGCTGATTATTGTATATTTGCTGGATGTGGATTTGCATCTGGAGTTTCCAAAATTAATGTAGGGGCATCGTATGCAAAAGATATCATGCTTAGATCACAAAAGCCTTCTATACCAAGTAGTTCTGCTTGGATATCTGCCAAAGTGTTTGGTAATAGGGATGCTAATGGAGATCCAACAGTCACATTAGATTTTAATAATATTGGAGATAGTAAAAAATATTATGCAAGTGGCATTGTTATTGCAAATGAAAATGGAACTTTATTTATAGAAGTTTCTGGTCAAGACCCGTCAACAAAAGGCTTCATATCTCATAGACCATATATTGAATCTGTTTATGGGTATTACCAATACGGCAAGCTTATGGAGGTTGCTACACCTCTGTATGTTAGCGGCGGATATATATCCCCAAGCTCTCAAATGCCATTAACTATAAATGTGGAAAATTCTGCATATGTGTATAATACTGTAGGATTGTATAGTGAGGTAAAATCTGGTGATATTTCTACATATCCATCTGGATTGCCTCTATTTATAGAACCCCCATCCGGGGTATCTCTTGAGTACTTGAATTTGTATTCTAGCGGGACAGGAAGTCAAAACGACAATCTTAACTTAAGTATAAGAGGTAAATAATGCTAGCTATTTATTATGATGAAGCTACAGCCTGCATTCTTAGGCCCACTCCGCTTATTTCTATAACTCAAAATGTTATTAGGAATAAGGCTGGTATGCTTGGTAGTTATTACGATATCACTTTAAATGGCACTATTCTCCCAGACGAAGGTTCCCCGTTTTATGTAACTGGCGGCGGTTCTGCAAACCACAACTCTCCAGCTACAGTACAGTCGGCGTTTTCTTCACTCTACTCAACGCCGCCAAAAGAAGCAGTACATTTTGATAATTATATGAGTTCTATTATTCATAAGCAGAATTTACTTAGAGAGTTGTTTAAGCGTGACGGTCAACTTGTTGAATTATTACCAGTTAGTGTAAGAACCGAATCAGACAGTGCAATGACGGATAATCCCGTTTTGAAGTTTCACCCCACAGTACAGTCTATTTCTTTTGAAGAAGGTATTTATGTTACCAATTGCAAATATACTATTAATTTACGTGCAGAAGTATTATTAGACAACTCTAACAATATAATATCAGACGGTATTACCAATTCTACAATATGGCCAACGGGTTCGGATAGAATTCCAATAAGAGCCAATGATAGAAATTTGAAAATTGTAAATGCGTTAAATGCCAGCGGTTTTGTTGAAGACTATAGCGAAAGTTGGTCTATAGAAGTAGAGGAAGGCAACGGAACAACTAATACCGCCGCCCCAATTACGACAGCTTTACCAACTAATCATATAGGATCACTCAGAACATATAGAGTGACTCGTAATATAACCGCAACTGGCCGCACAATGTATTATTCAGAAAATGGTTCAAAGGTAATTAAAAGAAGAGAGGCTTGGGAGCAAGCAAAGCAATACATATATAATACAGTTTTAAAAGATCAAGATAATATTTCAACAAACAACTCTACTGGATATGAACAATTTCCAGAATATACTTTAGGCCCATATTTTGGAAGTGGATATCTTAATATTGCTAAAGATATTTGGGGAGGATATAATCATTTAAGAACTGAATCTATAGATACCACGGCTGGAACTGTTACCATAAATGATACTTGGTTAATGTCAAGTGGCAATGCTTATGAAAACTATAATCTATCAGTATCAAAAAGTTATGATAACGCATTACATAAAGTTAGCATAGACGGAAAAATAAAGGGCTTGTCTAGCGTACATGCTGGATCAACACAATACGGCGGCTCTAATACAAGCACAGCAACTCAATATGGAAACGCTCCACTAAACACCGCTCACGAAAATGCAAGATACAAATGGAATCAAGTGAGTAATACTGGAGTTTATGGGCCAAACTGTTATTTATTTAGACGCGCACAAGCCTTAATGCACTTGCCGCTGAATTATATACCTTTATCAATATCATTATCTTCTAATGAATTCACGGGTGAAATAGATTACAATGTTGAATATGACACAAGACTTCAAAATGTAGTAAGTGGCACTTTATCAGAAAGTATAACTTGCAGCGACACATATCCGGGTGATGTTTTTGCTGTTATACCAGTTATTGGAAGACAACACGGGCCAGTATTACAATATGTCGGCGGAAGAACAGAGTATCAAAGAAATTTAAGTATAGAATTGGTGATGGACAAATATTATACTTCTGGAAATGGCTCTTTAGTTAATAGGATAAGACAACAATCCGTTTTATCAAAACCAAGTTTAAACGAACCTTTTAAGGGTCAAATTAATTCTATCATTCATGCGTATAGTCCAGTACAAGAAGCTAATATAAGAAAATATTTCGTTAGCCCGCCATCAGAAACTTGGGATCCAAGCACCGGAAGATATTCATTACAAATCAATTGGACTTATGAGGTAGGTAGGTAATAAAATGCCAACAAGATCTGAAAATACTAATATAAATCCATCTGAACTTGTACCCGCAGGAGATAGAAAAATATCTCGGCAATTGATGGATAATATATCTGGTGTGACTCATGGATATACATATGATAGTGTATCAGTAACTAGACCTCCAAGCCCTCTAACTCCAAACGGATTAATTTTTGCTACTACTGGAGTATCAAATGGCTATGCTTCTACTGTTAGCGGTATAACTAATTTTACTGCTTACAATGACTATATACATTATGCTCCTGTTGGTGCTGGTGGTAGCCTTGGTGGAGCTTTAACTGGGGCGGGTATAACTAATGTTGTATCACCACCAGCTAGATTTAATGTATTTAACAATTTAGTCAAAGCAAATTTTAGATTTGAAATTTATACTAGGCAATATAGAACATGACTACTAGATCAGAATTAACATCGGGGATTTACGGGAATCCAAATCCAGTGCCAAGGGTACAGGCTGGAATTTTAAATCCTACTGACACTTCTAAAGTTTCTTCTATCATTCCATCTAGTGGATGGTACGGAGTTAATTGGCCCCGATATAGTGGTAGTGTTATACCACAAGGTATTTCAACTGGAGGTTGGGTTTTAGACCCTACGACTAAGGATACATATGATAGGGGATATCCTCAACAAACATTTCTTGGAGCTTCTATATGTAATTTTAGTATGAATGGTGGCTTTGGTGATAGTAGCTCAACATTGTCGTTAGATCTAGTTGCTGATGAATATAATAACTCTGATAATACCGCGCAGGGGGCGGGAGATGATGTTTATCATAGTGGACTTGGTGATAGATTTGTACCACCTATGGCTGGCAGTCCAGTATTTTTTAAATTTGGGCAAAACTTTGCTACGGTAGAAGAAGCTTATAGATATACCTTTGATACTATATACAGAACTAACACCATTCAACCAGCATCTATAACTCAGGGCGGAACTTTCAACAAAGATAACTTTACATCTTTGGGAGCAAATCAATATGTTAATTTGTCTAATAATGGTATCTATAATTTTACTCAGGCTGTTACTAATCAATATGTAAGAGGATCTGGCCACATAGTATTTGGTGGTATCCTGCAATCCTATATACAAAACCGTGGCCCCGGTGGGAGTCCAACATATTCTGTGCAAGTCACAGACCCAAGAGAGATACTATCAAATGTAACAGTAATTTTGAACAACTATGCCGGAAGTACATTCAATACAAAAAATATCTTTAATGTCTATGGATTTTTAGAACATAATGTTTCGACTACACTTTCTGGACAATTAATGGGATATTTTGGTGGATTTAATCTGTTAAAAAAGTTTGTAAATCCGACAAATGGATTTGTTAGTTATAGTGGCGAACAATATCCAAAAGATTTTGTTGATTGTTGGGTTGGTAATGCACCATTCCCAGCCTTTGGTGCTACCAAGTCAGCATTTCCTTTTACTGGCACTGGCATGTCTAGAAGAGGATCTCAGGGTATTCCATATTATCGCCTTGCTCAAGCGATGAATGCATTAATGTCTATTCAATATCCTTTACCGCAAGAATATATTAAAAAAGGATTTGGTGGTACTATAAATTTTCGTGGATATAATTATGTTGTTGATTTTAGTGGACTCCCTAATTTACCACCTTTATACTATTTAGATTTTGATCAAATAAATCTACTAGACTTAGCACTTGAGGTTTGTGAGGTCGCTAGCAGAGACTTGTTTGTTTCTTTGCTGCCAGTAATAAATCATCCTGCGTGTCAACATTTATATAATAGCCAACAAGGTGGTTCATTTACTGGTCTAAATGCTATACCCAGTGGTTTAATAGCTGGAATTATAAGACTAGATAGTATTGATAGATCCTCGCCCCCAAATTATGGTGCAATTAAACGATACATAGATAACTTATCTAATGCTGGAATATATGTAGAAAATCAAGATATTGGTTATGAGCTTTCTAACGTTACAACTGATAAGTTTGTTACTGGCGCACAAGAAGTTGATATGTATTGTTTTTCTACTAATTCTGATAGAGGAATAGTGAACGCTAGGAGTAGACGTAGCGGTGGTGAGGGTAACGATGCTGATTGGCAACAATGGACACTTGAAAAACAAGTTGAACAACAGATTTTACCCTATTATGGAACTTTAGGTCAAAGTGCTGTGACTATTCCCAAAGGTTGGGGTGCTTATCAACAAGTATTATTAGATGCTACAACATTAAATGCTAAAGGTGTTGGAGCATACTATGTAACAACAGAAATGGAGCTACGATGTGCTTCAGTATCGTATGAATGCTGGAAGAATTTTTTACAACAATATAATGATACATATTTAGAATCTATAGAAGACGATGATACATTTGAGGGAGCCGCCCTTAATCAGACCCCTAATTTTGGTGGAGTTCCAGCGCGCTCAATAGCTACAAATTATGCCGTTACAGTTCCACGTTCCGTATTTGATACTTACACTGCTTCTGGCTCACGGTTTGGTCAAGATAATTTGCCTGCTAGTCCATGCAATCCTCCATATGGATATCCACTATATTATAAAAGAATGACTAAGTTAGGAATACCAGAAGGAGGATTAACAAAATTACAATCCCGGTTAACTGGATTTATTACTGCCGCCGCGACTATTAGAGGTGCAGATGCAGATAGTTGGGAAGATATTAGAAATTCTGTATTAGCAGAATTAGAACAGATTAATTATGGTGAGTTGACTCAGCAAGAACAAACTTTTTATACTACCATTAAAAACGAGTTACAAAAAAATCCTCCAAATTTAGAAATGTTGAATGGCATAGATGAAGGATTGCATAAAATTGGCGCGGTTTTACCAAGATTAGCAAAGAAGGGGACAGAAAATGCATTAAAAGTATATGAGTTTTTGAAAAAAATAGCTGATGAAAATTTAGGTAAAAAATTCTTAATAAAAATTCCTAGCAAGGTTAACTTTTTTTATGATGAAAATATAACTTGGAATAGTAGTTCAAATGGCGGTGAATATTTGACCGGCCCATTTGGTTTCAAGCCTAGGCCGGTTACATCTGGAATATATGAAGAGTTCTCCGCAGATTTTAAAAATGGATATATTGCAAAAAGAGATAATTCAAAAAATTCTATTAATTCATTTTTGACCAGCGGCATCGATACAAAACAAGATGATTATGTAGGGGCTTTGAAAGTCAATTTTAATCCCATAGCTGATAAATATGAATTCAATTATTCTCCTAGTAATTTAGGTGGATACTTTCCATTTGATTTATATACTAATACTTTAAGCTATAAAGATATACAGAAATTACCACCGAGTGTTCAACCAAAGGCTGTTTTTCAACAATTGATTCCACAGGATGCTAGTAATTTCATAGATGAAAATGGTAGGCTTTCAGCATATGTAAGGTTTGATCACAGTCAACATTTGACACTCAATTCTATGAACGCAGAAGATTTTACTCAACAGCTTATTACTGCTAGAGGTATGATTCCAGATCTATGTGAATTTTTAGATAATGTTGGCGAAGATGTATGGACATCTTTTAACGACGCAGATGCTAGCCGCAGAGACAATAACCCATCAGCTTCAAAGCAGTGCTTGTTTGTAAAGTGCAATGTTGATGAAAAGTTTTATTTAGCACCAAAGTTAGGATTTCGCCCAATACAAATATTCGGAGGTAGCACAACACAAAAATCAAAAGTATCTCGTCCAAGAAAAATTTTCATACCATGCTCTGGCTGGAAGGCTGGATCTTCGCCACAAACTAGAACTCGCTCAGATTTAATTCCCGGTACTGGATGTTATATAGACAGTTACAATTTTATTGAATATAATTATTCTCCAACAATTGCCGGTGGAGATACTATTAATAGATTGGATTATGATAGGCCATATTCAACAGAATTAAATAGTCATATAGTAAATACTTCTCTAGAATCATTAGACACTAGATTTGTTTATGCTCTGATTACATTACCAAATAAAGTGTTACCTACAAAAGATTCAAGATATAGGGATGCTGTGGGTCAAGAGGGTGATACTAAAAGCGTCAAACATTATTTAACTATGGACGTTGTTAAAGGTTTGCCAGAATTCGGTGATATAGCATATGCCAACGAAGCAACGCAGGGTGCAAACAATATCACAGCATTCCCATCTGAAATTGCTAGCAGGGCGTGGTTAGCTGCTAAAAAAGCAAAGTATGCTATGCAATTTGGTTTTCCATATCAAATCCAAATGTCAGCACCGTCGCCAGTTTATCCAGATTTAGTTGTTTTGCCGCTAATGTCTCATGAAAGATGTTATGGTCCTTGGATTTCATCTCAAGTAGATCCACAGTCAAATGCATATGTAAATGTTGGTGGTAGAGTAGAGTTCATTAAAGATGAAAATTTAGCACCTTGGAATTACTCTGGATACGAATTGATGAATGGTGCAGGAATATTACAAGCTCAATTTGCTAATAGCTTATTATTATTTTCAGAACGTGGAGGATTTACTTTTCCCGGCATTCCAAATAGATCACTTTGTCAAGCACTGGAAAATGGTGGACCATTAGTTACAAATATATCTGTTGATGTATCTAGTGCTGGATTAAAAACAACTTATAAATTAGATCTTTACACATCTAGTTTTGGTAAATTACAAAAACAAAAACAAGATATGATTTCTAAAATTAGTAGAGAACGCCAAAAGCTTAGAGATGAGAGAAATGCATTAATTAGAAAAGGAATCGGAAAATCACAATCTAGCATTAATACTGTCGGAGCTGCAAATTTATTTGGTAATAATGGAACCCCAATGAGAACTCCCCAAATGAATAATTACATAGTAGCATCTGTAAATGAATATGAGAGTCAAGTATATGCTCCACTATTACAAAACTATAGCAATTTTGGTGATGGCCCTTCATCTCAAGGCGAGGGGGTTGTAGATCATGGATTTGCAGTTGGAAATACATCCGAAACAGACTTATTAGATTCAATGAATTATTTTGCTGGAGAAAAAGGGAATTTATTATATAACAATCGCTCTTACAAAACCGGCGGGGCTTCTTACGATCAAATATTTAGTCCATATTCTGAAGAATACAATCCAAACATGCCAAACTTTTTAAATATTAATCCAAATACAAGAAGAGGATTTTACGAGAGTTGAAACAAAGGAAAATATATGACTAATTTTTTTAATTCAAGATCTGGATCTATTGTAAAGACTTATCACTATTATGTTACTTCTGATAAAAAGTTGCATGATATAGGATTAGCATCTTATACTAGAAATAGTTTAGAAAAGTTTGGTAAAAGGAAAAAAAACGGAGTAGAACAAAATGATCCAGATATTAGTGAATATTTAACCGGCGGTGTTGATAGCATCAAGCCAATACTTCGCGGTGATGGTAGAACACTAATTGTTTATAGATTTGACAAAGATACAAAAAGATATTTGTATACAACCAATAGTGCTACTGGTGAAGACAATATTTTTTGGACCCCTAGTGGAGATATAGTATATACAAACCTAAAAACATTTCAAGAAAAATTTGATTTATATCAAAAGGGTTGGATCACAAATGATACAGAAGCTTTTAATATTTCATATATTTGGTCAAAAATAAATACAAGCTTGTCTGGATGCATTAGTTTTCAAGCAAATGGATATAGTATTTTATCCCAAGCATCTAGCGGTATTGTAAATATGTTTCTACAGTCTAAGGGAGATGGAAGTAACAGAGGGGTAGCTTTTCAAACACCAGTTATTGCTGGAGTTGCATCAACGGCTGGTGGTATACAACACGCTTTTGGTATAAGCGAAACATTACCGCCGGGAGCTTTTTCTGCCCCAGATGTTGGCGGTGCTAAAAATCCAAATAATACAGTTGCTGGCCCGTTAAATTTACATCTTAATCGTGGAACCGGCAAGTGGGAATCTGGAACTACCCAAACATATTGTCAGATATTAGATGATGTGCCGGGAGTTCCATTGTCAGACTTGCCTAGTAATGTAGATAATATAGACAATGAAACTTTAAAGTTACCATTTACAAGTGGTATTGCTATGGTAATGGAAACAGAAAAGGGCAATCCTCATCTTTGTGTGCCATGTTCTATGGGGTGTAGCGTATCTGAAAAACACAAAATAACTGTAGTGAACAGAACCCCCAGAGCTTTTGTGAAAGGCGAAGTTATATTAGCTAGTCAAATTAATGGAGATTGGGTTCCAGTACCATTGACTAATGGTGTATCGGTAGCGAAAAAATTAGTTTTTGAATGGTCACAAATACAAAAATATATAGTAAATGCAAAAGGATTTTTTAGGAATATTAATGATGCCGGCCAGTTTATGGACAGAGAAGTATATACCGATACTATGAGAGCAAGATTTTATAATACTCTTCCAAGTACATCTTTTACCGATAATGCCCAATATAATAATTTGAGTAATTTAAGACTTCTTAACCTTGCTAAAGCAGAATCTGATAAATATGAAATAACAAGTGGTGGCAGTATAAATATGAATGGAATAGATGACGCATCTTTGAACTCTCTTGGATTACAAACCTTACTAAATAACAGAGTTAGTTATAATTACATGCAATTTTTTGATGCTGATATTATTGGTAAAGACTTGGGTGGAAACAATCTTGGAACTAAATTAAAGAATACGGTGATAGCAAAAACAGAACCAACTAGCTCAGATGGAGTTTCATCTGCAAGTGTGCCGACTAGTTGGGGCTTGTATTTTCCAGATGGATACTCAACAGCTAGTGTGGGAAGAACAATAACTAATACCACTAGCGTTTCTCATTATAGCAGCTTAAACATTTATACTTCCTCAAGTCTTAATTTTGCAAAATATAGAAATACTGTACAAACAGATCAATTCAATCTAAAAGATATGTATTTTTATCATATGCCAGCACAAATGGCACTGAATGGTTCTGGAAATCAAAGTATAGATTACCAATTTTTTCCAATGACCTCTTCTTTTACAAATGATGGTTTTTGTGATAAGATGATAAGATATATACAAAATCCAGTTAAGGGAGATTGGTTAAAAACTTCAACTGGTAAAAATTTATATGGATTGACCCCCATAAATTCTACATCTGTTCAATTTACACCGCTATCATTAGAATTAGCATTATCTTCTACCAAAATCTTGGATAACGGACTTGGTGCTGTAATATATCCAAATAATGGAGGATATAAAAAATTAAAAACTAATTTAAACAATATTAAAGCATATGGAATATATGCTACAGATGATTCATTTTTTGGTAAAGCTTGGGATCGTCTTCAAATTTCTGATGTTAATCTAGAATCAGACGGTTCAGTACTTGCAAAAATATCATTTGGAGACAGGTTAACAAATTTGGGATGGGGAAAAGAGAACTACGGTAAACTTGAGAATATAGGTAAGCCATTCCGTGGAGATAGACCAGACGGTGGACCAGATCTAATACCAACACAGGGAAACAGCATGGAAAGTTCTAATGTAGTAGGAATTATTGCTGCCAAAGCTACATTTTCACTTACTGCCGGTGGAGCAATAGAGTTAAAGACTAATAATAAATTCGGAATGCTTGCATATAAACAGTCCACTATGGCAAATAGTAGTTTTTCAACTGTGTTCGGTGGTATAGCTGGTCTTTTTATTCAAGATAATAGTGGTCTTTCTAAAACATCTGATAATGTTCAGTGGGGAGGAAGTCTTGGGGATGAAAAAGTACAAGATTTAGGAACAACTGCACTCTGGTGTGCCGTATATGATCACTGTCCAAATACCATATATGATGGAAGATATTTTGCACCACTTCAATTTAATCCTTCTGGCGCATCTGTAGACTTTGATGAAGTTAATCTTTCTGTTGGTCAAATTGTTGGTTTAGCTAATAAAACTATTCCAACAATTAAAAATAAAATTAGAAGAAACATGTTATTATCAAACGGTGGATTTGCATATGTTAAGAAAGTCATATCGGCTAATCCAGCTTCAATAAATATTAAAAAGGCTGGACGGGGTTACAGTGAAGGGGATAAAGTAGTTTTTAAAATTGGTGGTAAAGAAGCAGTATTTTTGGTATCACAAACTTCTGGTGGTGGTGGCATAGGAGGTTTAATTCCAGATCCAGACCTTGGAGTTGACGCATATGGCGAAACCGCTGATGGAGGAACTAGTAATCCATTTAAATCTGGAGTCATAAACGGAGTTATAACATCAAATAATGTTGATCCCGACCCCGACGCAAAAGCTGTAATAGAATTAAGTTCTGGTAAAGTCATAGAAAAACTATTAGTTGATAAGTTACAGTTTCATGGCTACAAAAAAGTTACCCCGTCTGATGCAAATGGAAAGGGTGATTCTGGAGGATTTGTTTATGGTAATAAAACTACAACTTTTTCATTACCAAAAAATAGTACTGGAAAATACGATTTATTCTTTTTCTTTGTAAGCGATATTGCTAATTATCCAGAAGGAGGAGTCCTTTGGGAAGGTGCTAGCGAACCGCAGGGAAGATATGTCAATCTAGAAATAACAACTATATAATAAAAGTGTATATTACTGTATAACCCACGAAAATAGGGAGAATTCTATGGCTGAAATCAAATTTTATGGTAATTATGTAGCTTCATTGGATGAGAATCTAATAAGGCACGATTTAGGGTCTGGAATAGGATTTTATGGTCTAGACTTTGGAATTTCTGTTCCAATCGGCTCACAGCAAACATCAACTTGGATCACCAACTCTGATGGGACTGTTCCCGGCCCAAGATTGAACAATACAGCCAAAGTAGCCAGTGGTATTGGCAGCAGTAAAGGTACTGTCAGCATTAATGGTACTAATGCTATTGATTTAGATTTACTACCAAATTATTTATGCCCATTAAATATTAGATTCACTCATTCAACCCCAGTAAAAGTTCAAAATGGAAAATTAAGAATATTTGCTAGAAATGATGGAATTAGTAAGCCAGCCAGCGGAGTTACAACTTGGGTTTATGAAGCTAGAAGACCAACATCTTCAACTAATCCAGCGTTAGGGAGTTTAAATCTCAGGGGGGTTTCAGATTTCGTGTGGGCAGAATTCGATCCATTATCGACCCAGACTGAATTGCCCCTTACTCCATCTCCGGGTATGAGTGGATTAAATACAAGTAATCTGGACGCTAATGCAAGTTTAGGATATACTAGTCAAAATGGTATATCTCATAGTTCTTCTAGACATGATTGGTATATTGCTCTCAGTTCAGAGCCAGAGAGTATCGGAAGTAAAACTAATTATGCTTTATATTATACAGTAGAATATCTATGAAAAAAGGGGCGGTTTCCCGCCCCCAGATCATCAGTAATTCCAGCACCTATGTCTGTGTCTTACGACCGGCATAGGTGTTGTTGTATAATAAGGATACCCCCAATAAATTCTTTGATCAATAATTGGTTGAGGATAAACTACTATTGGCACAGGAACCGTAACGATTAACTGCGGTGCTTGGTACACCATAGTTTGGACAACCACCGGTTGCTGAACAATAGGAACCGGTTGTGGTACAATGTAAACTGGATAATTAGCAAATCCCTCATTTGATATCCCTATCAGCATAAATAGTATTGCTAAACATCTCATTCTGCCTTCTCCGTCTTTGGATTCCACTTGACCCAACCGTTATCGGAAAGCCAGTTACCTTCATTGTCCTTACGCTTTGGAAATAGACCGCCACCCTTCTTGTGGACACC